AAAAACTAAATCAGCCATAACAAATATTGTTTTTGATAGACAAGAATATGGAAGGTGTATACAAGTAGAAGCTAAGGACGGGCAATATATCACAAATGATTATATATTGACTCATAATAGTATGATATGTAGTGTGTTTTATCCTTTTTGGTGTGCATTGTTCCAGAAAAAGAAAGATATTCTAATTATATCAGCCTCAGAGGGACTCGCTATTGAATGGTTACGCAAGATGCGTACCGAAATGGAGTCTAATCCGTTTATTCTTAAATATTTTGGAGATTTAAAGTCAAATAAATGGACGGAGACCCACCTGATATTGAATAACAAGCAAAAGACGAACATTCGTGCTCGTGGTGCTGGAGGTCAGATACGAGGTTTTCGCCCAGATTTGATAATATTAGATGATATAGAGACTGATGAGTCAGTAGCAAGCTCAGAACAACGCACAAAGCTACGAGAATGGGTCTTTAAAGCTTGTTTGAATACATTGTTACCTCATGGTCAGTTTATCTGGATAGGCACCATTATAAGCCCTTTAGCCCTATTACAAGAGATGTTAGATAGCGATAATGACTGGGAAAAGAGAAAATTCAGAGCTTACAAGGATGCTAGACAGGAGGAAGGTTATGAATTATGGAAATCACTCTGGTCGCATAAAAAGTTACAAGCAAGGAAAAAGGAGATTGGGAGCACCGCTTTTGCCTCGGAGTACCTCAATGACCCTATTCTTAATGAAGCATCACCGATTAAACCACATCAACTCAGGTATTGGAATGAGCTTCCTACTAATTTGTCTACTGTTATTTCCGTTGACCCTGCTTACTCTGATGATGAGAGGGCTGATTATAAGGTGGCAACTCTGGTTGGTATTAATTCTCAACATAATCGTTATCTTGTTAGTTATATACGGACTCACCGTCCTTCTGGTGAATTTATAGATTCAATATTAAATTTATATCTTCAGAACAAAGATACTTTGACAGCGATAGGTGTTCCTAATTCTGGAGTTGAAAAAGAGTTTTTTAATTCATTTGTAAGAAAAGCACACGATAGACACTTATATCCTCCAATAGTAGAACTAAAAAATACATTTAAGAGAGGAACAGATAAAGTTATAAGAAAAAAGAAAGATAGAATAGTGGCAGCATTGCAACCATTATTTGAGTCTGGAAAATATTATATACACGCTAATCATGAAGAAGCTAAAGATGAGTTACTTACATTAGGTGCTTCTCGTTGGGACGATATTGTTGATTGTTTGTGTTATGCGGAAACTATTATAACACCAAATTACATAGAACCAGAAGTTAATAAAAGAGGAAGATACGGAGAATTATTACCAGACGAAAAAGAAATAAAAGTATTTGATTATGGATATTAAAGGAGATAAAAAGTGGCAGTAAAATACCAAAAAGAAGTAATACAACCAGCAGCAGGTATGTCTAATAATGGCATGAATGAGCTGGTTACTAAGATAAAGAATTGGCAATCTGATTCTGAGAATTGGACTGAAACTTGGAGAAGTTCTCAAGACAAGTGGCATAGAATGAGAATGCGAATAAAGAAGAAGAAAACATTCCCATTTGTTGGATGTTCTAATATTCGTATGCCTACCATTGAAATTAAAATGAGAAAGCTCAAGGCTGCTCTTGCTAATGTTATTTTTGGTATTAGACCCATTGTCCAAGCAGTGCCATCTCCATCTGGTAATTGGGAAACAGCACGAAAGATAGAGAAGTTCTTAGACCATTTAATTATGGAGAAAATAAAGATTAAGAATAAATCTTTAATTGCTATAGACCAAACAATAGAGAAAGGATTTTTTATTCTTAAACCATTTTGGAGAATAGAGATAACAAATAGAATTGAAGAATTATCTTTAGATGATATTTCTATACAAGAAGCTCTTTGGTTATTTGATGCTGAAAGACAACCAGAAGAAGTTGAACAAGCTATTATTAAAAGATTAGATGTTGATATGAATGATTTGGTTAAAGAACATAATCAAAAAGAAGTATCAATAATAGTAGATGAATTATTATCTGGTAAAGAAAATGTAAAGTTTGAAATACAAGATGTTCTTTATAATTGCCCTGATGTTGCTTTATGTGAACCAGAGAGAGTCTATGTTCCACCTACTGCTGGGTTTGACCCACAAAAAGCACAGTATATAATCCATGAATTTTATTTACCATTTCACGAATTAAAAAGTAATGGTGAACATAAAAAGTGGGATATTGAAGGAATAGATAAAATTGCCAATAAACAAGATGTTGACTTATCAAGTCATACAATAGATGTAACCAGAGATGAGAGAGAGGGAATACAGAGATTACAGTCAACTAATAATCTTGTAAAAATATGGGAATGTTATTGTTGGTATGATATTAATAATGATGGAACAGAAGAAAAATGTGTAGTTACTATAGCACCTGATTTCAATCAGGAATTAAGAAAAATTACCCTACCTTTCTACTCTGGTAATTTCCCCTTCGTGAAACTATTTTATGAGTTGACCTCCGACAGATGGTTTTCGCATAGGGGAATACCAGAGCTAATAGAAGATATAGTTAAAGAGATAGATATACAACATATGCAAAAGATTGATAGGCAGACACTTACAAACTCGCCTATGTATATCTACAGAGCAGGTATGGTTAATCCTAAGACTGTTCAGTTTGTATTTGGACAAGGTATTCCAGCACAAGGTATGCAACCATTAAATGATTTGATTGCTCCATTAAATTCTCATAATCCTAATGTAGAGTTTTCATATGAAAAAGAACAGATGATACTTGAAACTAAGATTGAAGAACTTATAGGACAAGTTGATTTCTCTTTACAATCTATGATTAATAAAAGACAACCAAGGACATTAGGCGAAGTAGACCACCAAGTTCAAAGTGCTAGTAATGTATTCTCTTTAGATGCTGATATGTTCAGAGAATGCTTTGCAAACCTATTTAATTGGATATGGGATTTATGGTCTCAGTATGGAGATGATACTTATGAGTTTATGTATTTTGGACAAGACTCAAGGAAAGAGGGAGAAAAGATTAAACTTACTCGTGAAGAAACTCAAGGTAAGTATGTTATCACTGTAAGAGGAAATGACCAGAATACTAACCCACAAGTTAAGATGCAGAAAGCCCAGCAGATTATGATGGGAACACAAAATCAATTAGCTATACAAATGGGAGTTATTTCTCCTATACACGTAGCAAATGCTTATAAGAGATTTTATCAGATGTTAGATGTACCTAATTGGGAAGAGTTAGTAGCAACACCTGAACAAATGCAGAAAACTATGCAAGCACAACAGAAAGCAACAGAGGAACAAAAGATGAGAGATGAGTCAGATTTTATTAGATTGAAAGGTGACGACTTAACTGATGGTGAAAAGATGCAACTATTGCAGAAACGTGGTATCCAACCTGACGTTCAAGGAAGGATGTTAAACGAACAAAATAGACGTCAAGAGAAGGACATAGAACAAGAAGCTAAGGGTTATGAAACATTAGCAAAGATTTCTGATTCTATTACTAAACAACAAACCAAGGAGAAGCCTGATGCAGGAAGAAAATGAGTTAGTTGAACGGATTAGTGAATGTAACACAGTTATTAGAGACATTGATAATTCTCCAGCTTGGAAAGTAATTGTTAAGGATATGGGAATACAAAAGACATTCCTTGATGATAATTGGCAGAACATTAATGATGACAAAAAGACAAAAGAAGCAAGGATATTAAAACTTGCAGTTATGCACGTTCTCACACTCAAGACAAAGTATGAAGGCGACTTAAAGGTGGCTCAACAAAGATTAGATATTATTAGAAACCCGGAAACAGTTGTAGATAAAGATTATGACACGGAGTAAATTAAAGAGGAACAATTAATATGGTAGATTATCTTGACCCATTAGTATTTTCAGAAGCAACAAAAACAAGTCATAAGGCATTTGAAAAAGATGCTACTGGTATTATTTGGGCTGTTAAAAAT